AGAAAGCTATACATAGTTGTACAGAGATTAGACCAAGAGGTTCAATTATTGTATTTCCTAGTTTTGTGTGGCATAGAGTAGCACCAGTTACAAGAGGTACAAGATATTCATTAGTAATTTGGAATCTGGGGCACCCTTTTAGGTAGTGGATATATAATAGTGAATTAGGAGAATATAGAATGGCAGTAACAACAGAGAAAAAAGAAATAATGAAAACAGATTGGTACTTTAATACACCAGTTTATTTTATTGAAAAACCAGAATGGTTACCATCAGCAATCAAAGCCACAGACAAATATATTAAAGTTTCTGAAAAAACAAATCAAAAGGTTTTAAAAGAAAGAAAAAAGTTTTTAGGTAATAAAGATTATTTAAAAGTAAAAGACCACGGAATGAGTTATCACTCTACACCTTTAAATGGTGATCCAGGTTTAAGAGAATTAGAACAATATATTGGTGCTACATCTTTGAATTTGTTAGATGAATGGGGTTATAAAATGGAAGACTATACAATGTTTTTTACAGAATTTTGGGTACAAGAGTTTGCTAAACAAGGTGGTGGCCATCACAACACTCACGTTCATTGGGATAATCATATATCAGGATTTTACTTTTTAAAGTGTAATGATAAAACATCTTATCCTGTTTTCCACGATCCAAGAGCAGGTGCTATGATGACAAAGTTACCTCAAAAAGATAATAGTAAAGTTGGCCCAATGTCAGATTCAATATACTATCGACCTAAACCAGGAACATTAATATTTTTCCCTGCTTATGTGCCACACGAATTTGCTGTGGATATGGGAGTTGAGCCATTTAGATTTATTCACTTCAATTTACAAGCGGTAAGAAATATAATTGTTAATACAGCGAAAGGTATAAAATAATGAGCCCTAAATTTAAAAAAAATCATTTTTTAGTTATTAAAGAAGCAGTTAGTAAAGACGTTGCTACTTTTGTATATAACTATTTTACAATGAAAAAACAAGTGGCAAGAACATTATTTGACACTCGTTATATATCACCATTTACAACTGAATGGGGTGTGTGGAATGATAAACAGATACCAGACACATATTCTCATTATGCTGATACAGCTATGGAAACTTTATTACTAGCGGTTCAGCCAAAAATGGAAAAACTTACAGGCATAAAATTAAACCCTACTTATTCATATGCTCGTATCTATAAAATGGGTGATGTATTACATAGACACAAAGATAGATTTAGTTGTGAGATTTCAACAACAATGAATTTAGGTGGTGATGAATGGCCAATTTATTTAGAGGCAAAGAAAAATGTAGGAACACCAGATGATGGTTTTCCTTCAGTAACTAAAAATAAAGGCACAAAAGTAATTTTAAAACCTGGTGATATGTTAGTTTATAAAGGTATGATATTAGAACATTGGCGTGAACCATTTATAGGAAAAGATTGTGCTCAAGTATTTTTACATTATAATAATGTTAATTCAAAAGACGCTGATAAAAATATGTTTGATGGCCGACCACACCTAGGTCTGCCTAGTTATTTTAAAGGCGTAAAAATCTAATAAATATTAATATGAGTAAATTAGAAGAAAAAGTCAACGAGATACTTGGCATTGAAAAAGAAGTAGAAAAAGTTGAAAAAGAATTTAAACCTTTAGTGCCTCGTAAGGAGGACGATAAAAAAGAAGACGTTGATAACGATTACAAATATAGTAGAGAAAATTACTATAATTTAATTGAAAGAGGCCAAGAAGCTATACAAGGTATATTAGATGTAGCAAAAGAAGGCCAACATCCTAGAGCATATGAAGTAGCATTAGCAGGCATAAAAAATGTTGCTGACACCGTTGATAAATTACAAGATTTACAAGCCAAGTTAAAAGAATTAAAACAATTACCAAAAACATCTAACGCTAATATTAAAAATGCTTTGTTTGTAGGGTCAACTGCTGAATTACAAAAAATGTTGAATAGAAAAAAAGAAGATGAAACTATTAAAAGCAAAAACATCACACCCGAAAAAACAGATATTTCAGATTAGCGATCTTAATTACAATCTGTATTACACTAATAATAATTCAAAATTAGTTAATGGTGCCGAAGATATTTTAGAAGGCGCTGATATGATTGATCCTATTCAAGTTAAAAAATATATTAAATCAAAGACACCAAGATATGGTGCTGGTGGTAAAATTTATAGAGAAAGAGAATATAGTGTTTGGAAAGGTAATCAAAGAGTAACGGCTGCTAAGAAATTAGGTTATACTCATATAGAGGGTATTATTATTAATGATTGAATATAAATTACCAAATGAAAGTTTTATAGGTGGTTGGTTTATATCTGAAAAAACTTGTGATGATGTAATAGATTATTTTAACAAGGTAAAAGATAAAATGGGAGCGCCAGGCCGATTATTTAATGGTGTAGATAAAAAAAAGAAAGATAGTTTAGATGTGGGTATACATCATAGCAATTTTGAAGAACCTCTAAAGTCTTATAGAGATCAACTACAAAAATGTTTAGATAATTATGTAAAAAGATATGATTTTATTAATAATATAGATTATTTTTACATAAACACTACTTATGCCATACAACATTATAAACCTGGTGGTGGATTTAAAAAATGGCATTGTGAAAGGCCTTCATCAAAAATGGGAAAAAGGTGTTTAGTTTTTATGACTTATCTAAATAATGTTGATGAGGGTGGCACAGAGTTTTATTATCAAAAAATGATAACACCAGCAAAAAAAGGTTTAACGCTAATTTGGCCTACAGATTGGACACATACACATAAAGGTCAAATTAGTAAAACACAAGAAAAATTTATTATAACAGGATGGTATAGTTTTAACTAATGAGCACAGACGCATATCTAGGTAATCCAAATTTAAAAAAAGTAAACACACCAGTTGAGTTTACCGAAGAACAGATATTAGAATATCAAAAGTGTGCTAACGACCCTCTGTATTTTATGGAAAAATATATACAGATTGTATCACTTGACGAGGGCCTTGTGCCTTTTAAAATGTATGGTTTTCAAAAAAAGATAGTAGAGACAATTCATAATAATAGATTTACAATTTGTAAATTACCTAGACAATCAGGTAAATCAACTACGACTATTTCTTACTTATTACATTATGCTTTATTTAATGCTAACTCTAATATTGCCTTACTTGCCAATAAATCATCAACTGCTCGAGATATATTAAGTAGATTACAATTAGCATATGAAAACTTACCAAAGTGGCTACAACAAGGTGTAATAAACTGGAACAAAGGTAACATAGAGTTAGAAAACAAATCAACTATTGTAGCGGCTGCTACATCTTCAAGTGCTATTCGAGGTGGTTCTTACAATATTATATTTTTAGATGAGTTTGCTTTCGTACCTACAAATATTGCTGAAATGTTTTTTAGTTCAGTTTATCCTACAATCTCTGCTGGTAAAAATACAAAAATGATAATCGTATCAACACCTTATGGTATGAATCAGTTTTACAAACTATGGGTTGACGCTGAGAATAAAAGAAATGATTATATACCAATAGAAGTTCATTGGTCAGAGGTGCCAGGTAGAGATGAAGATTGGAAAGAACAAACAATTAGAAATACATCACCTGAGCAGTTTCAACAAGAGTTTGAGTGTGAGTTTTTAGGTTCAGTAAATACATTAATTAGCCCAGCTAAAATCAAAACAATGGCTTATATTAATCCTGTCAAAACATCTGGTAGTATAGAAATGTTTGAAGCGCCAATTAAAGGTCACACTTATGTGGCCACCGTTGATGTATCCAGAGGTGTAGATAAAGATTACTCTGCTTTTATTGTGTTTGATGTTACAAAAATGCCTTTTAAAGTAGTTGCCATTTATAAGAATAATGAGATAAAACCTTTTGTCTTTCCTAATGTTATTGAACAAGTTTGTAAAGGTTATAATCACGCTCATATATTAACAGAGGTAAATGACATAGGTCAACAAATCGCTGAGGCTTTACAATTTGAAATAGAGTATGATAATCTATTAATGACCACACAAAAAGGCCGAGCTGGCCAAGTTTTAGGTGCTATGTTTAGTGGTCGTGGTTCATCTATGGGTGTTCGTATGACAAAACAGATCAAAAGAATAGGTTGTGCCAATGTTAAAACACTTATTGAGGGTGATAAATTATTGATTAACTCATTTAAGATTATAGAGGAGATGTCCACTTTTGCTAAAAGAGGCCAAAGTTGGCAGGCTGAAGATGGGGCAAATGATGATCTTATGATGTGTTTAGTTATGTTTGGTTGGTTATCTAATCAGCCTTATTTTAAAGAATTGACTAACACAAACGCTAGACTTAAAATGTATCAGGAACAACAGAATTTGATAGAACAAGACATAGCGCCTTTTGGTTTTTTAGATGATGGTATAAATGAACACGAAGAAACAACCGTTGACGAGTACGGAGATGTATGGCACCCCGTAGTCAGAAAAGGTATGTAATTTAGGGTTATTATAAATATCTACAAGATGACATTTGACTATGGACTTATGAATAATAAGAATTTTGAATACTATAAACAAGGTAAATTAGCTAATTTAAGAGGAGAATAAACCTATGGCATTTCAAGTATCACCAGGTGTTCTCGTACAAGAAAGAGACTTAACTAGAATTATACCAGCTGTATCAACAAGTATTGGTGCTTACGCTGGAGAATTTAGAAAAGGACCTTTAGATGAAATCGTAACGATTTCTAGTGAAGCAGAATTAGTTGACACGTTTGGAAAACCTGACTCAAGTAACTTTGAGCACTTTTTCAGCGCTGCTAACTTTTTGGCTTACTCTAACTCATTGAGAGTAGTACGAGCTACCCAAACATCACACGCTAATGCTAACGACTCCGGCTCTAGTTTCTTAATCAAAAATATAGATGATTATGACGCTAACTATGCTGGTGGCGAAATCTTTGGCGGTGCTAACTATGTTGCTAAAACAGCAGGTGCTCACGGAAACAACTTACTTGTATCAACTTGTCCAAGTGCTACAGCTTACTCACAAGAATTAGCCGCTGGAAATTCAGTAGCCTCAGCAGGCGCTGTTGGCGACACAACCGTAACGGTTGATGACGTTGATTTAGCAGACAATGTAATTAATGTTGGAGATATAATCCAATTTAGTTCAACTGCTACTACTACTGATTTTGATGACGGTGAATTTTATAGAGTAACAGCTGTTGACACAGGAACAAATGTTGTAACTTTTGTACAACATCCAAGAGGTTCAGGTGGTTTAAAACGTGTAGTTGCTGATAACGCAAGAATCAAAAGAAGATGGAGATATTATGACGCCGTTGACGGCGGTGCTCCAGGAACATCAAAGTTTGTATCTGATAGATCAGGTGCGAATGACGAAATACATATCGTAATCGTTGACGAAGACGGTGGTATTACAGGTGTACCAGGACAAATATTAGAATCATTTTCTAAATTATCAAAAGCGGCAGACGCTAAAACTCCACAAGGAGACACAAACTACCTACCAACCGTGTTAAGAAATCAATCGAAACACGTTTATTGGGTAGACTGGCCAACGGCTGGTACCAACTGGGGTTCAAACGCAACTGGCGTAACATTTACAGCAGTTAATACACCAAGTCTAGCTTCACTTTCGGGTGGTGCTGACGGTTCAACGGTAACAGACGGACAACTTCAAACAGCATACGAGAAGTTTACGGACTCTGAAACGGTTGACGTTGGTCTAATCATTGCTGGTCCAAGTGGTTCAACATCACACGTTGACAATCTTATAACTATTGCTGAAAATAGAAAAGATTGTGTCGTGTTTGCTTCACCACAAAGAGCAGACGTTGTAAATGTAACTAACTCAAATACACAAGCGAGTAATGTGATTGATTTCTTCGATAACATTAGATCATCTTCATATGTTGTTTTTGACTCAGGTTATAAACAAATGTATGATAGATTTAATGACACATTTAGATTTGTGCCTTTAAATGGAGACATTGCTGGTCTAGCGGCTAGAACGGATTTGATAGCAGATCCTTTCTTTTCACCTGCTGGATTTAACAGAGGTGTTGTAAGAGGTGCCGTTAAACTGGCCTTCAATCCAAATAAAACACAAAGAGATGACTTATATCAAGCAAGAGTAAATCCTGTGGCAACTTTCCCAGGACAAGGTACGGTTCTATTCGGTGACAAAACTGGATTAACTTCACCATCTGCTTTTGATAGAATCAATGTGAGAAGATTGTTTATCATATTAGAGAAGGCAATATCTACAGCTGCTAAATTTCAATTGTTTGAGTTTAATGATGAGTTTACTAGAGCAAACTTTAGAAACATCATTGAGCCATTCCTAAGAGAAATACAAGGCAGACGTGGTCTTACTGACTTCTTGGTCGTTTGTGACGAAACTAACAATACAGGTGACGTTGTTGATAGAAATGAATTTGTAGCAGAAATCTTTGTGAAACCTGCTAGAAGTATCAACTTTATCACATTATCATTTGTAGCAACCAGAACAGGAGTGGCCTTTGAAGAGGTCGCTGGCTAATAGTAGAGAGGAATAAAATATGCCAAATATTAATGACTTCAAAGCTAAACTTGCTGGCGGTGGCGCAAGAGCCAATCAGTTCAAGGTTACAATGCCTTTTCCTGGTTACGCACAAGTTGGTGGCGAAATAGAAGACCTAGCATTTTTATGTAGATCAACACAATTACCTGATATGACTATCGGTGTTGTGAATGTACCTTTTAGAGGTAGAAACATAAAGATTGCTGGAGATAGAACAATCGGTGAATGGCCTATTACTTGTTACAATGACACAAACTTTAAGTTAAGAAATGCTTTCGAAAGATGGCAAAACGGTATCAACAATATGTCTGATAACGAAGGCTTAACTAATCCAGTTGATTATCAAGTGGATGCGTTTGTAGATCATTTAGACAGAAATGGTAATACGGTTAAATCGTACACGCTAAGGGGAGTTTTCCCTACGGTAGTGGCACCAATTGAATTGACGTATGATGAACAAACGGCAATCGAACAATTTGACGTTACGTTCAACTACCAATACTTTGAAAGTAATACAACTACTTAATT